ACGCGAGGGCTCCAGTGAGTGCACCAGCTATGATAAGAGGTATCATTTAGTATTTGTAGGGATTTTAACTTCGACGTGTTCCATCTCGAAGCAGCACTGGGCGTGACCATCATAAGTTCTTTTGCATGCTTTACAGTAATAAAGGATAGGTGCGTCCATAGTATAAATGAGCAAGAAAACCACTGATGTGTCCACTCGTCTCACTCCTACTGAGTTTGCTGAGCGTTCAATGGATAGTCGTTTAACTGCTATGGAGCAGGCACTTAAGGGTGAAAAGGTTCGATACAAGTCTAACTGTGACTCGGATAAGTTCAAGGAGTTCCTTGAAGACCGACTCACAATTTGGGGAGGAGAAAAGGACAAAACCTTCTATGGACAGAAGATGTATGAAAAGACGAAAACTTTGATTGACAACTGGAACTAATTGCCGAAAGCGACACCAGCCATACCATTCTTCACACGGAGAATGTTATAGTTGACCGCATAGACACGATGAAGCTGGTTACCACCCGATGGGTTGGTGATACTGAGCTTAGCGTTGTCGATACGAGAGAAGTTTAGAGTACCAGTGGGTTGCATCTTGCTCATGGTGAGACAGAAAGGCCACGAGAAGGTGGGAAGATCATCAAGGATGTTATCGGGAAGATCTGTACAATGCATCTCAGGGACGACATCGTGGTGGTAAATGTTGGAAGTGTTCTCGAAGAGTGCGGTACCGTTGATGTAGAGGGAAGATGTCGAGAAGTTGAACTCATCAGCCCAGTTGCTACCAGTGGCATTACCAGAAACGACGTGGAGCGACTTAACTGGGTGGTTGAAGTAGCTGAGATCGAAATCAGTATCAGTCTTGGAGGCTAGTTGGTATTGTGTTTGGGTAATGAGAAGTTCATGTTCATTGTCTGTGAAGAACTTGCGCTCTTCCGTGTCAAGGTAGACATAGTTACCGTAGACCCTGGGGGTGTCGGTGGGAATGTACCCATTGCGACACTTGATACGGATCTCGACGTCGTGGTACTGAAGCGCCACGAGAGGGAGCACCTTGGTCCAGTCTTCACCGAAGAAGAAAGGAATCATGTAATGATTACCTGTGTTGTTTTCCTTCCTAGTGTTGGTCGTGAAAGCCATCGACGCCTTCGCGGTGGTGTCACGCATGAGTGGGTTGTGTACACCCTGAATAAAAAGAGAATCCAACTGGGAAACCTGCTGACCACCAATCCATAACTGGAATTCTGTGGGGCTCGAAGCAGTGTTGGAGAACAAACCGGTGGCATTTTCTTTAACTCCGGCGATACCATCAGACTCGATCCAGATGTAGCTCATGAGATCACCCTTAGAGCGGATGGGGATGGTAATTTCGTTGTTCGCACCAAAGGTGCCGATGTAATCCATGCGCTCAGGCTTCATGGCAAAGTTGGTATGGCGCTTATAGTTTTGGCGGAAGAAGCTGACCTGGGGGTCACCCGTGATGTAGACATCCTGGGCACCCACCGACACGAGCTCAATTAAAGCGGCAGACATTTATTAGTAAATGATATTAAAAATTTGGGTGAATATAAACATATGGTCGTGTTCCAGGCACTCACATGGGAACCTAGAGACACGGAAGAAGAGCATCATGTCAGTGTCTTTGGAAAAACTGAAGATGGTAAATCAGTCTGCGTCACAACCGCATTCAATCCCTACTTCTTCATAAAACTTTCATTTGGGACGTCACAACAAACAATCAATGAAATCTACAATCTTCTCTGTAGGAAATGTCCAGAATGCGTCACTTCATATTCCATAGCAAAGTCCAAGGATGTATGGGGTTTTCAAAACAATCAGGAATTTATTTTCATGAAGATTAATTTCACAAATCTCGCAGCTCGTCGTCGTGTTGATGGTTTTTTGAGAAAACCTGTAGATCTCTCTTCTGGAACAAGGGTTTTAAAGGTGTATGAGTCCAACCTCGACCCAGTTCTCCGCCTGATGCACAGGACTGGTATCCAGTCGACTGGATGGCTTGATACTGGTGACAAATGTGTGCGCTCTCATCTCGCCAAGGTTGATATTGACCTGTGGTGTAACGATTGGAGAACACTCAAGCCTGTAGCTCGAGATGACATTGCACCATTCGTCGTGGGATCATTTGATATCGAATGTAATAGCTCTACGGGTAAGTTTCCTGATGCGGATGTGCCTGGGGATGCCTGCTTTCAAATCGCCGTCTCGCTGTGTAAATTTGGGACAGATGAACCATATGAAAAGGTATGTTTGTGTTACAAGAAGACAGAAGGTCCCGATGTTGTGAGCTTTGATACTGAACGGGAAATGCTTGAAGCGTTTCAGAAGTATCTTCATGATAAGAATATCGATATCATTACCGGATGGAACATCTTTGGTTTTGATCTTGAATATATTTACAAGCGGGCACGACACTGTGGATGCAATCCAAATTTCTTCAAACTTGGAAGGTTGAATGATGAATCATGTCAACTCACTCTAAAGAAATTGAGTTCAAGTGCTTTGGGTGACAACTTCTTGAAGTTGCTTCCAATGTCTGGGCGATTTATTTTCGATATGTTCCACGAAGTTAAGAAGGGATACAAATTAGATTCTTACAGTTTGAACAATGTTTCAAAGTTGTACCTCGGTGATCAGAAAATTGATATGTCCCCTAAAGAGATGTTTGCTCGATACAAGGAGGGTGATCCCCAGAAATTAGGTGAAGTTGCTGAGTATTGTATTAAGGATACCTTACTCCCCCACAAACTCCTAAAGAAGTTGTGTACACTCCTCAACCTCCTGGAAATGGCTAAAGCTACCTGGGTACCTCTATGCTTTCTAGTTGAGCGTGGTCAGCAGATTAAGGTGTTTAGTCAACTCACGAAAAAGGCGAGGGAGTTGGGTTTCATGGTCCCTACGATTCGATACGGTGCGATTCCCGAGGAACCATACGAAGGTGCGACTGTACTAGAGGCACAAAAGGGGGCGTACTACACGCCTATCACAGCCCTGGATTTCGAAGCCCTGTATCCTTCGATCATGATGGCACATAACCTTTGTTATTCGACCTATGTGATGGATGAGAGGAAGTATGGAAACATTCCCGGTGTTGAGTATGAAACTTTTAACATTGGTGATCGAACCTACAAGTTTGCCCAAGGTGTCCCCAGTCTTTTACCTGCAATTCTTCTAGAGCTCAAACAGTTTCGAAAAAAGGCAAAGAAGGATATGGCGGCTGCGACAGGTGCTATGAAAGAGGTGTACAACGGTAAACAGTTGGCGTACAAAGTTTCGATGAACTCTGTGTATGGTTTCACTGGTGCGGGTAAAGGTATTCTTCCATGTGTTCCTATTGCGTCAACGACGACATGTCGAGGTCGTGGTATGATTGAGGAAACTAAAGCGTATGTCGAGAAGAATTTTCCTGGTGCGAAGGTCAGGTATGGTGATACTGATTCAGTGATGGTTGAGTTTGATGTAGGTGATCGAAAGGGTGAAGAAGCTGTGCAGTATAGCTGGGAAGTAGGTGAGCGTGCAGCTGAAGAGTGTAGCGCCCTTTTCAAGAAACCTAACAACCTGGAACTCGAGAAGGTTTACTGGCCGTACTTTCTCTATTCAAAGAAGCGCTACGCTGCCAAACTCTGGACAAAGGGAAAAGATGACCAGATGCACATGGATTACATCGACATCAAGGGACTTCAAGTTGTTCGTCGAGACAATACTCCACATGTGAGGGATGTGTGCAAAGAACTCCTTGATGTAGTTCTCAATGCACCGGACATAGGTCCACCGATGGAACTCGCTAAAGAGCGGGCGATAGAACTTCTTTCAGGTGACGTACCAAACGACAGACTGATACTCAGTAAGTCACTTTCGGACAGTTACAAGGTGAATGGAGAACCAGTATCCGTCACAGGTCATCGAATTGGTGAGATTAATCAAGCCCATGTACAAGTTGTTCACAAGATGCGTGATAGAAAACCTGGGTCTGAACCACAATCGGGTGATCGCGTTCCATTTTTACTCACGAAAACAGGTGATCCCAAAGCTAAGGGATTTGAGAAAGCTGAAGATCCCAAGTATGTAGAAGAAAACGACATTCCCGTTGATTACCATTACTATTTCATGAACAAGTTCCTAAATCCGGTGTGTGATCTTCTTGAACCCCTTTTTGATGACCCAAAACAGGATATATTCGGAGAGATTATATCTCAACACAAACCAAAAAAGAAGGAGACTGGTCCAGCGTTGAGTGGTATGAAGAAGGATGATCTCATCGAAGAGTGTAAGAAACTCGGTCTCGATCATTCCGGAAAAGTTGCCGAACTTCGTGAACGGATTAAAGAATCGAGGGTACCAAAAACAGAATCCATCAATGACCTATTTAAAAAATACGAGCAATCAACTATTAAGGAATGACTTTGCATAATAAAATTGTTGATTTAGTTGAACAGGAAGTTAATGAACGTGTGAGTACTTTACTGGGTGAATATGCTGAAATTGTTTCGAGAAAACACGCGATTTCACTTGACATCCTCTTGAGAGATCTCCCGTCTATCGCGAATGTGTCGTTGTGTAAGGGTACAAAGTCAAATGGACAGCGATGTCTCTTCAAAGGGGGTGACAGTGGGTATTGTAAACATCATATGGTCCAGGGTGAAAAAATAAGACATCGGTCTCTTTCGAGTTCAAATCTACATAACCATGGTCCCGAAAAAATGTATGTTAGAGGATGTCCGGGATGTGAAAACTCAAAGGAGCTTATAGATTTGGGGTCAGTATTTAGTAATGAGTAAAAGTGGTATCCTACTAACATCGATAAATGCATTCTATAACCAAGAGGAAAACCGAACTAAATTATTGAACATTCTTGATAAGTCAAGTGGAATATCTCTACGAAACTTGGAATGGTTCATTACAAATTATTCCAAAAAAAACAACATTTCATATACGACAAATGACGGAAAATATTTCACTGTACATTGTGCGTACAAGTCGAGTTTGGATGGGTATAGTAAGAAACTCTTCGACCCGTTCTGTCGGGCAGAAAAGTTTGCGTATACGATTCCTGGGACATCTCATGAAATCCATACAACCTTGGCACAGTTGAACTTCATCAAATGGTGTATAAGGAATAACATCATCGATTATATCAGGGACAATAAGACAAAATTATTTACACGCTCTTAGTTTAGAAGAGTGTATGAGCTTCCCCATCCTTTACTCGAAGAATATTGTAACTCTTCGCGTAAATGCGTACGTATCGACTAAAGTAATACCAAGCCGAATTTACATATGTACTTGACTGCCATAGTTCAAAATTCAGTATTTGCTCTTTTATTAAACTGAAGTTAACTTGTCCAGTTGGGTACCATGATTCTGGGTCGAGAGCGAAACTATACATATAGACTCTAGACAATTTAGGTACATTTGAATGATGTCTCATGAATTGAGATATTCGCATAAATTGAGGAGTACCTATATTATCATCCACAATTTTTAAACCGTCAAGTTCGAGTGTCAGGTATTTCAATTGGTCTGGAGTTATTGTAAATGTTGATGTACTCTGATCAAAATCAACCCAACGTATAGGGTCATAGTTTAAGGGACTCGTAAAAACACCTATATCTTGATGAGCTTGTCGGTCTCTTTGGATGAAGAAATACAACTCCTTTACCGGGTTTGAAAAATTTAATTTACATTTTATGGAATTCGTTTGTTCGTCCAACGTTTTAAATTCTTCTTCTTGAAGTTCAGTTATGACATAGTCTGTTTTTTTACACTCCAATTTTTTCCTTTCTGTAACATCCAGATATACGAGTTCAGTGATGAGTTCACATTTCGTTATGTTTGGACGTTCGGTCAGTGTAGACGGTAAAGCCGTACTCACCATCGCGAGACCAGACGTGTCATTAGGAGTTTGTGTTGGAGATTTTTTATATACAAGTTCTTTATAGTCCCTTAACTTGATACGAATCATTACATCTTGAAATTTAATAGCGCACAGAGGCAAAGCTAATTCCGGATGTTTATGGAAATAAAATGGTAAGTCGATAATACAGTGTAATTGATTGTTTGTTAATTGTTTATGGTTAATTCCGTTGAATGGTTCATCTAGTAGACTTGCATCTGTTCGATTGATAAGATTTTTAAATGCAGATTTTTTTGTATCTTCATAGAATGCTTCTGTGTACAACTGTAGATAATCACTTGTTAGTCGGTTTATGACCTTACCCCCTATTATCAACTCTGCATATTCAACCAATGCATTTCCAAATGAGTCGATATAATAATGGTCGGCATCGGTAAGTTGTGTGGTTTTTACTTCCAAACACACAGATTTTAATAAATCCCCTGCATTCATAGGAACTCTAAATTCGCATATACTACCGAAATCACCGTTGGAATGTAAATTTCTATATTCCTTTGCGAAATGTGCGTTTCGTTTTACGAATTTTGTAAAGTATGAATAATCATATTTAACGTCTACGTCACCAACCAACCCCATTACATGGAGGTTTATACGCCCTGTAGACATTACTACTATAACTTATTAAAATTTTAAACCCGCCAATCCATGCGAAAATACAATCACATTATGACTCACGGCGTACACTCTAACCATGACATCATCATTTATATTCGATGGAATGGTGATTTTCATTTCTTTATGAATAATGCGACTCATGTTGACACTCCCCATAGGAAGTCCAGATATTGGGTTAAGAGAGAATGAATACGAACAATATTTACCGCCACCATCTAAAGCATTTCCAGATGGAGATGATTCATGATTATCTAGTGATTGCTTGTAACATAAAAATAAATTGTCTCGATCGAACACGACGCTATTATTGAACTTTAAAATGATATTTTCTATATCCACAAAGTCACGTCTATCCGATGCACGATGAGCAATGAAAAATAATTCACTGACAGGGTTTTTGAAATTCAGTAACACATTCTTATTCGAAACACCCTGGGGAATTTTAATTTCGGAAACCTGTACCTGTTGAATGTTATGAGTCACCGGTGAACTCTGTATAAATGACGACTCTTCTGTTCCTGTGTGAATATATGAGATATTGAGAGCCGTTTCGTACAATTCGGATATGTAGTACTGGTCTTCAAAATCTCTAAGTTTAATCGTGATCCTAATACTCTGTTTTCTTAATGCACAACACGGTATAGCCAGTTCGTTGATATTGTGAAAGTACAGTGGTATGTCAAGAAATAAAGGATTATCCTCTGAACTACTCGTCTGTCGAAAATTTTGTCGAACATTATTCGAACCGTGACCATACAAAAATTCATATGACGATATATCACGTGCATGACTTTGATGATAGATAGCGATATATTCCCCGGTTAGTTTTTGAATAGATTGTTCCCCAATGAACAGTTCGACATATTCTATGAGGTTATTAGTCACGAATGATTTGATGTGACTACTGGTTACACCCGCAATTTTTTGTCGCAACTCACACTTCAAACACACTCGATTTATAAAATCTCCTACATCTGTTGGTATTCTAAATGACATGAGAGAACCAAACGTGCTCGAAGTTTCTGATCCTACAGGTACTAACGTTTCATAAAATGGTGTATGTCGTTTATATGTACTTATAAAATGACTTTGTGACGGGTTTCCTGTTATGAACATGTCTTGAACGCCATTCGCACTTAATAGCAACATGTATATCTATAACAAAGTTTTTTTAATACACAACATTCATGAATCCATTATTAAATTCAAAACGGGTATATGCTGTGTGATAGACGTGCATCTCGTATGTTTTAGTTAAATCCAGAAATTTATGTAGGGTTGTTTCTATGAAACTTTTGTCTGATATGATTTTTCTGAAATCCAAAATCCCCGATTGTTGTTGTTTAGATGGGTACAACGAAAGATTGTATGTATAAATATGCGTTACCGGCGTGTTTAAACCACCTTTGTATGGGGTGTAATATTTGAAGTAGCGGTGATTTTGATCTCCTGTTACAGTCTGAACGGATTCACCATTGAGATAAATTTTTATTCTATCGGTAAGTTCAAAATTTTTCCCGTCAACACTCCGAAATGGGTTGGGATTGCTCGTGAAATTGAATCTTAGTTTGTATTTACTTGAATCATCTTCATTCTCAAACTCCGAATTTCTATAAAACCAGTGAAATATTTTTATTGGTTTGTCTGACGAGAAATTCAGCTTGAAATCTCTTCTATTCAATTCTGATGACCGTTGAAGATGTTTAGATAAGGTATCGGTTTCATACGAATGTGAGGAAGATGAGAGGTACAGTCTTTCTTCTGGTTCGAGTTGTATCTCTTCTGTTATGATTGTAAACTCTGGTAACGATAAATTACTCGAAAAATCAGTAAAAAACGATTGTTTGTGAAATTTAATTTCAAATGTTATTTTTTGTTTATTGATTGAACACAATGGAAAATACTGTCTATTTTCCGAACGGTCGTATTTTCTAGAGAAAAAAAAGTGAATCGGAATGAGCAATTCTCGATTAAGAAAACCCAGAGTTCCTCCTTTTGTCGCAAAATATGTATAATTAAAACCAGCATTTGTATTTAATTGGTTCGCTTCTCGTTGTGTATCGCTCAGGTATAACTCGTTATAGATAAAATTCCAGTCATCTGTAAGTTCTTCCAATTTTATTCCGTCGACATACATTGTGATACTTTTAATGATATGTAACGAAAGTTGATCAGGATAATTCGTCGTGTTATTTAAATTTGGCATCTTCAATTTAATCCACATGTCACTCAACAAATCACCCATTTGGTTAGGGTTAAATTCTACTTTTACTGTTTTACCGAAAGGCCAATTCGCATCTACGTCCATTTTGGTCACAGTCTTACATCTATGAAGTTTTGTAAAGTTTGAATATTGGTTTAGTTCGTATTTAAATAAGGAATCTTCTGGGTCTTTGGAAAGCAGGTGTGTATCCTGCATTCCAATAGCCTTGAGGGAAATTTTAGCAGCCTCACCCATATCTACTTACTGCTCACATATTTTTAATATCATTCTTCCACATCGTAATGTGACTGGTCTTCAACATTTTCTCTAGATCATCCTTCGCTTGT